TGATCTATATCATTTTTTTCTATTCCACGAGCAAACTTCATAAACTCAGCAAGAGGACCTTCTAGTTTTGTAGCAGTCTCTGATCCACACTTACCATTACCAACTTGAACTGTAACCTTTTGTTTCTCAGTTGCTAATGCTTGTTTCTCACTCTCTAGTTTAGCAGGACCACGTTCATTCTTATCATCAGTGGTATTATCTGTTTCTTCTCCTGACTCATCAGTAGAGGTATGTGCATGTCCATCATTGTTTTTTGGTGCTTCATCTACACCAGTTTCTTCATTAGTCTCGATTGTGCTACCTGTATTTGGCGATATACTACCATCTTCACTATGATCTGGATACTCATAGTCAGGTGATACTAATTGTGCAAATCCTTCTTCTTTACCACCTTCTACACCATAACCTCCGCCAGGATTTTCATCAGCAAGAGTTCCCATAACAACAGGAATTTGTGCAGATGTGCCATCCATAAAGAATCCAATAACCCAACTATTGATCGTTAATTGATGTATAGATCCCATGCCAGATCTCATGGAATATATCGGTGGCATCAATACCTGTGCCCATGGTAAATCCGTTGTAGGTAACTCTTTTCTATTTGGATTATGATATCCTACAATTCTAACTTTTACTTTATTAGTCCAGTCCCAGTCACTATAATCCCAACCACCTGATCCATTTTGTAATTTTGCATTCCAATGTCTTGCACCATCATTCTCTATCTGTCCAATCCACCAGTTGAACCCTTCTCTACCTATAAAATTAGCAATATTCTCGTTCATCATGCTTCTTCACCATCCGAGTCAGTAAATAACGTAAGTTTAGTAGTCATTTTATCTTCACTGTTTTTATATGTTCTCTCAACTTTACCAATAACCCATCTACCAGAGTTAGCAAAGTCTTGTTCTCTATCTCTACCACCTTTGTATACGTCTAGTTGCACAACCTCACCAATTTCTAGTGAATAATCTGATACTAATTCTACAGTGCATTTTTTATTGTAAAATAATTTTTCCCTCAACGATGATTGTGATAGTTGTTTTGTAAAATCTCGTGAATATACTCCTCTAGTAAACAATGCAGAGTCAGATATTTTAGACATGATCCTTGTATATGTGGTGCTCTTATCAAATCCTTGATAGAATTCTGGTGTCTTACGAGAGTTCATTAAGGGAACACTCTTGTAATATTTATTGATGTTAAAAGGATATTCTTGATATTTCATGTCTCTCAAATCTAGTGTCATGGTGTTACTTAGATAAGAACCCATGTTCAAACCCGCTAATAAATCACATGACGATTCTACAGTTACTTTTGATACAGATATGATGCCTTTGTCATCTTCTTCTTCTAATTCTTCCCCCTCATGTCCTGCAACAATTCTAGTAACAGGTTCTTTCTTTGCAAATGAATCATATGAGACAAAATGATATCCAGATCTTGTCTCATAGAAACAATATCCTGCAGTAGCATTATACCCACTACCTTTTGCGGGTATTGCTCTTGCTGCTAACCATCTAATAGCAGTAAATGGATTCCAATATGGTGATACAAATGAAAACTTATTTAACGTTGGTTCAAAATCTGTAAGTCTAGCTTTATCAATACCCATGAGATCTTGTAAGATCTCTTTTTTAACAATTCTATCTATTTTTGCACCACCACCTTGACCAAATCTGCGTGATATTTTATTAGCAGCGTTATTTAAAAAATCTGTTCTACATAATCTCAATACTGCTGATGACTTTCCACTTATATTTTTTCTATCTTGTATATCATAGATAACAAAATCTCCACCTAACTGCGTCCTTCCTTCACTATCATCAATAACTAAGAAAACGTTTTCCATACCAGTAAGTTTTGATAAAAAACCACTCTCTGTATCTGTAATCTGTACATCCATAAGCGTAGTAGCAGATCTTATGTCTTCAACATAATTAACATACAACACCTGATTAGTATTCACAGGAGGATAGTCAGCAATAAAGAATCCAACTATATTAAAATTTGACTTCTGATTAACTGACATTAGAATTGCGATGTGGTGTTGTATACATCAAGGTAGGGAGAATCAGAAATATCAGGTTGTGCAAATTCACTACCCTCTTGTGGAGAAGGAGCAGGAGGGGGAGTATCTTCTCCAGCTGTAACTCCCGCTGCAAGTGCAACTTGTTTTTCTGTTTTAGAATCTGCAGATTCTCTATTTTCTTGTATGGTCTTATCAGTCAGTTCTGTTAGATTGACAGTCTGTTCATCTTTTGGTGCGAATATATTTTTGATACCACCAAATGCTTTCATACCAAGTTTTAAACCAAGACCCATTGGTGTCATACTAAATGCTTTACCAGCTATACCTTTCAACCCAGATCCCAAACCAGATGCTTTACCCGCTAATCCTTTTGCACCTTGGAATATCTTAGTACCTGCATTAAATGCCATACCCATAGGTGTTAGGTTAAACAGTTTTCTAGCAAGAGATTTACGTTTCTTAATAGGTTGCATTGATCTCTCACCTGTTTTAGGATCACCAAGTCCTATACCATCAGCAGTTCCTGTAAATGGTGCACGTCTTCCATACTCAGGATCCCCTGCTTGACCAGGTGGTAGTGAAAGTTGACCACCGCCACCACCTTCTTCCGCTGTGTTGTTACTCTTAAATGCCTTTCCTATTAAGTTACCTAACATTACTTGCCATCTTGGTCTCTTCTCTCCACTCTCGTCACTGTCATTATCTTCTTCATCATTTGCAACCTCAGCACTAGCAGCACCTAAATTAAACGCAGCTGCTAACTTACTAATATTTCTATTCAATATCTTAGATGCTTCCTTACTTGGTGCAGGAATCTTCTCTAATAAGTCTGTCATTGCAACAGCAGCAGATTTAGCGGGCAGTGCCAATGCATCGCTAAACGCTTTCTTCATCTTTTCATCTACTTCAAACTCATCACTAAGATCCTTCTTCACCTTATCTACTGCATCTTCTTCACTCGCTCCTACGTTCTCTAGTGATTCTACTTTTGGTGAGTCTTCGGGTTTAGCATACTTTGCAGGTACAGGTTTACCCTGTGATTCAAAGAACTGTCTTACCCTTTCGTTCTTATCATATATTGTGTTGCCATCCTTATCCTTACTCTGTGCTGCAATTGGATCTGGAATTAATGGGTCTAGTGGTTGTGGTGAAGGTGTAGGTGGTTTTACATTATCTGAACCACTGGTTGTTTGATCCTTGTCTGGTTTGTCTTTATCATCTTTTGATTTAGGTTTATCCTTTCCAATAGACTTTTTAAGTTTTGTTTTATCTTTTATAAAATCACTTATACCTTTACCTACGTTCTTTATACCTTTGCCTGTTTTCTTCGCAGCATCCTTAATGCCTTTACCAGTTGCATCTGCTGCACCTTTGACACCTTTTTTAATACCTTTACCAGTTGCATCTGCTGCTGATTTTATACCTTTACCCGCTGCGGTTGCAGCACTTTTCCCAGCCTTCGCTAAGCCTTTACCTGCCTTATCAGCAAGTAATGATGCGTTCTTGCCTATAGACTTGCCTATACCCTTAGCAATATCACCTAGTTTTGTGCCAGGCTCAATTTCAGCTGACTCGATATCATCAACTCTTTCTTCTACCTTCTCTAGTTCTGATACTTTATCTTCTAACAACCCAACACGTTTTACCACACGACGTTGTGACTGCAGAGATTTCTGCATCATCTCATGTGATACGCCCTTATCCATATTGTCAGAATCGCCAGGTAATTTCATTTAAGTTCTTGCTACTCCTTTGCCCATAGGGTCGATAACTGTTCTTAAGTCAACCTTTTTAGTTGCTTTTGCCACCAATGCAGGATTCTGCGGTGATGGTACATAGACAACTTTAGGTTTGCCAGGTATAGGAATTACATCAGGTGGTGCTTGACCATCACCTAATCCTTGTGTTACTGGTTCACTATTTAACGTTTCTTTTGCAACACCTGTGCCAGGTGCAGTAATAGAAGATCCACCTCCACCACCTTGTGCAGGAGAAGTAGAACCTGATGATGGTTTTCCTACTGGATCATCAAGGTTAGGAATCCACTTATTTTTGCCAGGTTGTAACCATTTATCGTTAGGTTCGTTGTTATAGTAATCAAAGTGAACTGGATCTCCTTCACCTTGCCATTGGAAACCATACTTCTTACCATTGTCTCTCATCCACTGGTTTGCTTTTGAGTAGTAATCAATATCAATTGCCCAACCTTGTCCATGTGGTGACTGTCCTACAGGTGCAGGATTTATGGCGTTCTCATCGCCCGCTTCAGCTGCGTCTATCAATGCTTGTTGTTGTTCTGGACTTCTATATGATGATGTCACACTCATAGGTAGGTTGATACCATCTTTAGCAGCAGCGTTGACTGCTTTGTTCCATGCTTTTTCAGTAGATGGGTTCAATACAATAGGTCTACCATACATGTCTTTGGTAGGATCAGGTGCTTCTACACCACTTTGTTGTTGCTCTGCTTCTTTTTGACCTGGCAATACGCCCATATCTTTAGCAGCAAGTGTAGCATCTAGACCTACAGATATAGCAGTTCCAACGCCAGGTATTGTACCTGCGATACCAGATGCTGCTTCAAGCATTGCACCTTTAAAATCACCTGACATCAATCGTTGTCCTGCAAATAATAGTCCTGCACCTAGACCGACAAATGGTATTTTCTTCAACAGTCCTTTACCTAGTGCCTTTGCACCTACCTTTGCTATTGCTTTACCACCTACCTTAGCACCAATCTTCTTAGCACCTTTCTTTAACAATGCTGTTCCTGCCTTACTTGCACCTTTAACTAATTTTGTCCCAGACTTAGCAACCTTACCCACGCTCTTCATTCCTTTCTTACCAACAGCAAGAACGTTTCTAATTTTCTTTCCTACTTTTGTTTTCTTTAGGAATTTTAATCTCTTTCCTAGTTTAAGATTCTTAAGTTTACTTAGTCTCTGTAAAAATTTAAGTGGATTGTTTGATCCTTTTGTTGGATCTTGTCGTGCTTTCTTCTCCTCTTTAGGTGACATTGGTGCAGCACCCGACATTTTCTGTCCACCCCACCAGTCTAGTGTTGCTTTTAATCCAATCTTCTTAGCGGGTTTTGCTGTGCCTGATATACCAAATACTGCTTTTAACTTCTGTGCCTCTGCCATGACACTGCCTCTGGCAGGGGATGCGGGCAACTGTTTTAAAAATCCTATGGAAGAACTAATAAGAACTGACGCACCCTCTTTGTATATTTCATTTACTGCCTCTCCATAATTTTTGACAGGAGTTACTATCTCAGGTTCTTTTTCACCAACCTTTGCAATAGTTGGGCGTTTTACTAGACCACCTTCTGCTAGTTCTACTTCTACTTTGTATGGTAAATTCTTTTGCTGTGCTACTTCTGGTATTACCTTCTCTATAGTTTTTACTTCTATAGTTTCCTTTGTCTCTTTCTTCTTTATATCATCTGCTGCTTTATATGTCTCTGTTCCACTTGCAAACTGATTATTAACATCACTTACAGGAACTGGTACAATGGCAGGTACATAATCTCTAGGTGCTGCAACAGCACCACGAACCCCTGCAAACAATTCTTGCATGGAATTCTTTAAAAAATTAGCGATTGCTCCTGTTTCCATTAGCGTCGGTTTTCCTCAGCGATACGGTCTCGTTCCTTTTGTAGGTGTTGTGCAAGCAT